TGCTGCCTCCCTCTATGTTGACTACATCTTCCTTGATACGGATGAGCGTCGCAAGATGGCCCAGAACCCCCACGAGTACCTCATTGAGCAGCTCCAGTTCACGGGTGACGAGTCTGTCGGCTCCTCCTCCAACAAGATCAAGCTCAACTTCAACCACCCCTGCAAGGAGCTCATCTGGGTTGTTCAGCCCGACGCCAACGTCGATTACTGCTCGTCCTTAGATGCCTCCCAGGTACTCTACAAGTGCTTCGGTGCCCAGCCCTTCAACTACACGGACGCGATCGATGCCTTACCCAACGCGATCCACGCTTTCGGTGGCCCCGTCGAGACCCAGGGCACCAACGGCTTCATTGCCACCAACGGCCTCTTCCAGATGGCCGGTGCCCTTGATGGTGGCATTGAGTACGTTCCCAACCCCAACGGAACCCTTAGCAATGTTCCCATTTCCAACAATGGTCTTTCTTCCGCCCAACAGTGGGGAACTGGAACCTTCACGGGTCTTGATGGTGCACCCCCCTCTGCCTCGTACGTTTCGGATGCTGGCACCTTCGTTCTCTCCGAGACTGCCCTTGACATGCACTGTTGGGGTGAGAATCCCGTCGTCACGGCCAAGCTCCAGCTCAACGGCCAGGACCGCTTCTCTGAGCGTGAGGGATCTTACTTCGATGTTGTCCAGCCCTTCCAGCACCACACCCGCAGCCCCGATGCTGGTATCAACGTATACTCCTTCGCCCTGCGCCCTGAAGAGCACCAGCCCTCAGGTTCGTGCAACTTCTCCCGCATTGACAATGCTGTCCTCCAGCTTGTCCTTTCGGCCGGCACGGTTTCGGGTACCGCCACTGCCAAGGTCCGTGTGTACGCTGTAAATTATAATGTCCTCCGTGTAATGAGCGGAATGGCAGGCGTAGCATATAGTAATTAGGGTTAGTCACAAAATAAGCGTGACCAACAAACTAATTACATCTATATTATTTGATATTTTTATATAATTATTTACAATTAATTATATAATTTAGATTATTCTTTATTCTTTTTCCGATTATCCGCTATCTCTTTTGCTCTCATTTTTTTATATTCTTCGTCTCCGTATTTTTCTCTCATATTTTCTCTTTGCTTTTGTTTTCTTAATTTTGCTTTTTCTCTCTTTTCTTCTTCGGTTTGTTTATTTTTATTTTCTCCTATATTTTTGTTGTTTTCTCTTAATTTTGCCATTTTTTCTTTTTGTTTTTCTCTTACATATTCGATTCCATGCTCGTTTATCATTCGTTCTCGGTGGAGTCTTTGTTTCAACCTATTTTTTTCTTTTTTATCTAACTCTATTTCATCTTTTTTATTTTCGTTTTCATTTTCAACGTATTCTTCTATAAAATAATTTTCAGGAATAGGATCGTCTTCTATAAATTCATTCTCATGTTTTTTATATATTAATCCAAATTTATCAAAGATATAATCAAGTTCATAATCTTTTTTCATATAGTTACATTCACAACAACATGATTTTACATTGTCCACTAAATAACCCATTTTATTATTTATCCTATCAATTCCGTTTGTGTGATTATCTTCGTTCTTTTTACCACACAAATAACAATCATTTTTAATAATACGCTCATAATCATAAGGAGTTAGTAAGAAATCCAATTGTTTTTTCAAAGCTCTATTTCGATATTGACAATACAAAACACTTTTATGATTTGAAAAACAATCCGGGTATAAATTTCCTTTAATTTTTCCTTGAAACGTTAATATATGTTCAACACGTTTTATAAAAACTTCATCGCTCGTTGAACCTTTCATATAATTACATATTTTACAACAACTAACACAATTTTCTAATACATAACCTTTCGTTTGATCTTTCCTATCGATCCCATTAAATCCTCGATCTTGAATGATGCCACAATAATGACAATCTTTTGCGACAAGTTCTACATATTCTTCATAATTAATTGTAAAATCGAGATTTTTATATTCAGCGTTTCGCTTGTAATTTGAATAATTTATTTCTGTACTGTTTTTCTTATTTTCATTCGTCTCTAACATTTTCTCTGGATTATTTTCTCTCCATTTTTTTGCGTTTTCGGCGTTACGTTTCAAAAAAGCTTCCTGATCTTCATCCATTTTCCGTTGCCTGTAATTCAAAGTTTTCAAAGCCACTTTTTCATAGTTATTTTCCTCCCACTTTTTCTTAACCGCTTTTCTTTCAGGTTTCGCTTCATTCTTTCGTGCAACCGCGTTTCTATGTTCTTTGTCTCTTTTTAAATCATTCTTTTTTCCTTCAGCTCGACAATCGAAACACGTTTTGGTTTCAGCCACTTTTTCCCCAATAAATTTATCAAGTGGAAAACTTTTACGACAAAATGAACACTGTTTTGTTAGAATAACGACCTCATTCTGAATGGTTTCTGTTACTACTTCATTCACTTTGGATCTCCGTTTACGATCTTTCTCCCTTTCTTTTTCTAAACATTCCTCACATTTATTAAATTTATATTCTTGATCTAACTGTTCACGACACCCGCGAATATAATTATAACATAATTTTTTATTAAGCTCCCGGGTTTCATCTTCAAATAAACATATCTGGTGTTTTCCGCAGTAACGATTTTCATCTGATCTTTTAAATTTACATCCTCCTTTACCACAGAAAATAATCACTTCTGTCTCTTTTTTCGCGACTTTATTTTTCGCACCTCGTTCTCTACATTTATCGCATGTTTTCCGATCGTCTTCAAAATAATACATCTTTTTACAGCCATTACACCGTTCTAGATTGACCAACATTTCCGGAGTATAATCCACCATATATTGATGAAACTTACAAAATGTGGTCCCATCAATTGACCGAAAAACGCAGTCTTTTCCAGCATAATCTTTCGACAAACATTTTTGGATTTCCATTATGAAATATCTAAAGATATTGTTTCTAAGCATTTCACCGCGTTATATCATTTATCAGACCCTCGAAAAACATAGTACCGAATCGTTTTTTTACGATCTTCTTTCGTTGTATAATCGTTACCAATAAATGTATAACCCTGTTTTCGTAATATACTTCGCAAAAGACTCAAATATGGACGTTTGCATTCGGTTTTCGGTTTATAGACCGCCATATTCGAACATGCAAAATAGGTTTGTATTTCTGTTTTAAGTCCTATTATTTTATCCTGTTTTTCCAAATCGGAATCTAAGTCACATAACAAAAAAGATCCGGTCGAATCTAGGCCCAAGATTTCGATCAATTGTTTAGAAATATCTTCACGTTCCTTTGCGTATTTTTCAGATAGCTTCGGTCTCATAATTTACTTATATGTTGAAGTTATTTTTATATTTTTATTCAGCTGTTGTTTGAATTTATTTAGGAAATCTTCCATTGAATTAGGGGGAACCCCAGGTCTTCAGAATCAGCGAAGCTGATTCCAGCCCCTATGATGACTAATTCCCGTCCTTCGATTATTTTAATTCCTTATCATTTTGCCTCAAGTGGTTCTTTAATGAAAAATACATGTATTTTTACTGAGTTCTCGGTGGATAGTGCTGTATTGAATAACACCATTGAATAATTAAAATATAAACTTATTATATATTTCGAATGTCAGAACCCGTAGCCGAAGTGGTAAACGAAACGGATCCCGTTGAACCAGAGGGACTTAGTAAAAAACAAAAAATAGCTATTGCCACTGGAACTACAGCTGCGTTGGGTGCAACTGCCGCAGGATTAACAGCATCGGGTGTCGGTGCAACTGCGGTAGCGGCTACTGCGGCAAGTGCAGCGGCAACAGGAAGTGCTATCGCCGCCACAGGATCAACTGTAGGAGCCGCATTACTTGCACCGATTGCCGGGTTATCTATTGGTGTGCCGGTTGTTGCACCTGTTGTAGTGGGAATAGCTCTTATTGTATACATTCTTGTCAAAAAACATCAAAAAAATAAGGAATTATACGAAGTAATGAGTCAAGCTGTTGAATTAATTATGCGTATCGAAAAATGTGAAATCTTAATGCGTGAAATTCTGATGTCCACTGGATACATATCAAATAACGTAACATTGAATCGTTTATTGGAAGAATTAATGACAGAAATATTAAGAATATGTCCAACATCAGTAATCCAAGAATTTGAGAAAGTAATAAATGCTGGAGGTAGTGCCGATAAAAGGATTGTATCTGAACTTGGAAAAAGAGGAAAGGAATGGACACTTGGATTAAAACGTCTTCGACGTTTTACCGCGAATAACATTTTCACAAAATATAGATACAGTTTAATTATTAATAAACTCACTATGATAAACGCGTTCTTTACTACATTATTTGCGGAATTTACATTAACAAAAATGGTATTGGACGGAACGTCAGCGGGTGTGAAAATCAATAGAAGTAGCGAGGCGGTACAAGGTTTAATCGACTCTTTGAAACATGGAAATCTTTTACTCAAGGGAAAAGACCGAACCTTTTTTGGTAAATCAAAAAATATTACCACATACGGTCAACAAGAAAATTTATTGGATGGATTGAGTGGTTACCTTAAACAAGAAGAGGGATCAAAAGAAGCATATGATCAAATTAAAGGGCTCATTCTTAAAAATTCAAATGATATTTCTGCACCGCCACTACCCCCCAAAAAGGGAGGAACAAAAAAGAAAAGGGTCAAACTTAATAAGAAAAAATAAAATAATATAAACCTTTGATAATTGTAAATGTATAATTATCAATGTCGGCGTCTTATAATTCGACACAGTTAAATACCCAAAATGATTTACTCCTGAAAAATCTGATGGAGTTTTACAAAGAACGTACAAATCTGGATAAAATGATGAAGATTATCAATGGCGAATCTAAGATTTCATTACGTATTGTTGATTGGTTTGTCACGAATTATGCCAAAAAATATTATACAGTTTATGAATTGGCTAATTCACATAGTTCCGGATCTACACGATTCAAGGTTTACAATGATTATAAGTTGAAGTTGAAAGCTTACGCGAAACGCAGATTCGATCCGTTCTGTAGGTGGGACCGCATCAGCATACCATATGATGCTGATAATTTTATGGAAACCACGATCGGACAACTGAACTTCTTTAAATGGGCGATAGAAAACAACATAATTAATTATTTGGAAACGAATTATGATGTGATTGAGACGGATATGAATTCGCGAAATAGTACTTCCAAGAAGAAACATTCAATCGATAATATTACTACCATGGAAACCCAAGGAGATGGATCAAAGACGAGGAAGAAGAGAGAAGAACTTTCGATTTCTGCATGTAAATGTATTAAGAAGGAGGATGTAAAGATTGTAGTGAAGTTCAATTAGGGCGGGGGAACCGTAGGTTCCCCCCGCACCCCCCTCCTCCTTTTAATTGCATTTGGTTATATAATAACTTTTTTGCTCCTGATCGATCAGGAGCAAAAATTGTTATGCTTATCGGTTGATATAATTACCGATAATTGAACACATATTATAAAATGTCGCTTTCCTCGGTGGGAAAGCGATTCGATTCGACAAAAGGTGGTAAAGACAGAGAGATTTTCATGTTAAATGTAAAAAACATTCAAGTCTTTTTTGAGAAAGACGTGACGTGTTTTGTGTAATAATTATAGGAACAAGCTCGGCCTATAGCCTTCAGTTTAAAATAAATATAGGAAGGGATATATTTAATTCCTTTATAAAGGAAGGGGTCGTAGGGGAAACCTTGGTTTCCCCTACTTCATGGGGTATTGCCTCTGATCACAAGCTACTTGCAAAGGAACCGGCAACACTACAGGGAGTCTATCAATAATGTTCAAACTTTTTAATCCTTTCAAATGAGGAACAAGGGGCGGTAATGGTTTTACTAAATTCGTAGATCCGATTCCAAGAAGACTCGATTCAATGTCGGTATAGTTATAAGCCAATGGTGTTGACCCCATGCGTCCCTGAACTAAACCGTCTCCCGAAAACATAGATATCTCGGGAACCGCATAATCTTTATATGTTTGATATGCAGCTTGTTTATCAAATGACCATTGTTCCATGCAATAATCACCGGGGGTATTAATACTTCGTGTTGATGCCATTTTATAATATATAATAATAGAGAATATATTATACAACCTAACGCTTGTATGTTAATTTTTCTTTAAGTTCAATATATTGAATCGACTTATCATCAAATTTTTCCGGGTCTTCATAATAGCAACACAAACATTCATGAAATCCCGCAAAATAGTCATACGAAAATAGTACAGACAACCCGATCGAGCGATCCATCGAGATCATCTTTTCCGCCGCACTATCATATAATTCTTGGAACAGAGGGTTATTACAAGTACTATCATAAACATAATCCAAACATCTGGATGTATTTTCCATATCAAAATCTTGTTCATCACGTGATATTTCGTCGATATCGTCACTCAAATCGTCCGGACTTTTCATTCCAAACACCTTACGGAGACTTGATCTATACTCAAAATCGTTGGAATATTTTATTTCCTTTTGGGAAATATCGTAAAATATAGGTTTTTTCATTACTCTATATTTTATATTGTGTTTTGTTTATTACAGTTTATTTGAAAACAATTAATACGCGGGTCTATGATTCTGTTTCAAATAAGGATCCTCCGCCATTTCACGTGTCATAGCACCTCCTCTTACCCACCCGTCTAACGCAGCCTCTTCAATCGTATACTTGGCATCTTTAACATGCTCTTCCATCTTCTCACTCGTGGGATAAAGCGAATAACCCATGAAACTTTGAGACATAATGGTGGCAACACTCTTTTTATCGGCAACCGTTTCACCCTGTAAAAGTTGGGATTCTAAATCGGGGTCGCATGATCCTCTACCTAAATATGGCACAGTCAAAAAAGGACGCTGTAATAATTGTAATCTACCTAAAGCACGCTCTTCCTCGGTTTTCAATAATAAAACGGATTCGTCATCCACATGTCCACCACCAACACTACTTCCACCATTAATGCTAGAAGGAATGACAATCGGTTGTTCCGTCGCAAAGTTAAGTTGAGAATCCGAAGGAAACTCGACGAAGTAGTTGGATAAAGTATAATTGGAGAATTTTGTATTTTGCGTCGTGCGTTGTGTCTGGCATGTCGAGTCATCCTCGATGCGATCTATTTTATAAAAGGTATAATCTTTTACTACAGACATCTGTTTTATAATACCGGAAGAAATTAATGCAGGGGAACCAAGGTTCCCCCCGCACCCCCCTCCTTATACCATTTTGATATTTGAAATAAATTAAGATCATTCGTTTCAAATTGTCTTGTAAAAAGAGTTAATTAGATGAAGGAGGGGGTGCGGGGTCTGGAAATCCGAAGGATTTCTGATGACCTTGGTTTCCCCTCAATAGTTGTTATATCTAGCTCCATTATTCCTAGCACATGCAAACATATTTCCTTCTTTACATGAAACCATACTTCCGTAACAGAAGTCCGCAAACGCTCCCTGATCATTTGGAATTGTGGTCGCGGGATTCGAATAGAATCGACCCATCGATTGTTCAAACTGTAATTCTTCGCCTAAACTATTAAATAATTTATCGGCAATATCCGGCTGACCCGGATTCGCTTCTTGGACCATTTTTTTTGCATTCACCAATGCATCATTTCTTCCCTTTTCAACATAAACCGGAGGTGCCGGTTTTTTCATAGGATTATATTCATAATCTGGTAATAATACATTATCTAAAGGATTTGTCGGAGTGGAAACGTCGAAAATGAATGGATTTCTTGTTTCAAATCCTTCGTCTTCTTGGAACCTCACCTTTTTTTCGTCCTTTTGTTTATAAAAAAAATACATCAAGAAAATCAAGAAAAGCGACAAAGCGGTAATTCCAAGAATTTGGACTTTTCTCGAATAAGCGAAAGATAAAAGTCCTAAAACGATTACCGTTCTAGATACAGCATTTAACTTTTGTTCAAAACTCATCGAATCCATTGGGAAAAACTCAGTGATATACTTCTGTTGTAATAATACATTTGGGTCATTCGACCAGAAGGGAATCTTTTTTGCTCGTTTGAGAGAAGATAGACGCTTTTCCATTTGATTTTCTACATCTTCCATATTTGGAACTAATGTATCTTGGTTATCTTGATCTGAAATATTAATATTTAATTCGATTTGGGACATTATATATTATTCACGATATAATTAAGGGAACCAAGTTAAGGGAACCAAGGTTCCCTTAAGATCCCTCCTTTTAGTATTTCTTGAAGAGGAGGGATCTAAAGGCGTAAGCTTCGCGGAAAACCTTGGTTTCCTTAAAGAGGAGGGATCTAAAGGCGTAAGCTTCGCGGAAAACCTAAGGTTCCCTTTGTTTCACACACCTTTCACTCATCTGAAATGTATCACATTTCGTATCCTGTGGTACAATCTTCAATACACATTTCGCCTTTTCTCCATAAATGGGTTCCGTACAACCCTTTTCTTTCCCATTTTCTTTTTTATCCTTGGCATCATTTTGTGTACATCTTGCCCTAAAATGTTCATATCTCTCCTTGACATCTCCATAGGTTAATCCCGATTTCTTCTTCAACATTTTATTCACCACTTCATGTAAGTTATAGACATATCTAGAAAATGTATCACGCGATTGCATATTTTTCATAGTGAGAGGTAATCTCTTGAAATTTTTACATAAATTCTCACGGCATTTTCCACAGGGTAAAACATCACGCAAACTCAAAATAAAATCACGATAGTTGCGTTTATCATCACATGTTGGGTTTACAGGATAGTTAAAACTCATAGTATGGAGTAGATGCCATGTACTCGGACCCCATACTGTGGTCAACATTCCATCATTGGATTGGTAATGTTTTCTCGTATATATTGAATTTCGAACCTTGTTGGATCTTCTATATTTCTTTGTTGAACTCATATCTCTAATATAATGGGAATATATTTTACGCAAATATTCTATTCTCCACTAAATAACTCGGAATGTTTAGGAGTTCAAACACAATAAATAAAATGTATTAATAAACTATACATGTCCATCGTAAATATTTTATATCGCGATTACATTCGCCCCTATAAAACTCAATTCACCATCTTTTTCTTTTTCATATTATTTTGCATAGTTGGTTATTACGCATACCGAATGATTGCAAAACCGATCATTGATAACAGAAAAACCGAAAGCATATCGAACATGGCTCAACGTCCCGAAGATGTTCAGGTCTATTTTTTCTATGCTGATTGGTGCCCTCACTGCACAAAAGCTAAGCCAGAATGGAATACATTCAAATCGGAATTTGACGGTAAAGAAATGAACGGAAATAAAATTCAGGCAATAGAAGTTGACTGTACGGAAACAACTCCTCAAAATAGTCCTTTAATTCAAAAATTCAATGTCGATTCATTTCCCACAATTAAAATGATGAAATCCGATAAACAAATTGACTTTGATTCCAAAGTAACAAGTAGTAGTTTAAGTCAATTTGTAAATTCGATGCTCCAATAAAGGATCAAGTCGTCAATTATTTACTTGAATTTTATTAGTCAAGTAAATAACAATATATTAAACCCCATCACGAATTATATATATTTCTAGACCAAAACATATTCGTATAATGAGGCTGATCACTATTTTGTGATAAGTCGTCGCGATAATGTGGATACTGTCTAAACACTAATCTGTCATTTTTATAAATATGTTGTAAATGATTTTCCATGGACCATCTTAGGTCCATATCAATTCTATTAATTCCATAAACGATCTTATAGTTTTCACTTAATAAATAAGGACCGGTCAATAAAGGGGTATCTCCATAATAATTATTTAAAGTATTACTTATTATTTTATTGATACATTGAAACATAAGATGATTTCTTTCTTTCAAAACAAGAATACAATTTTGCACACCTAACTGCTCAGATACTAAATATTCTTTATCCAAAAGATCTTTAAATCTGAATCCGTCTATCGACTCATATTTTATATCTACATATATTCCCCCAAAAACATACATATAACAATACCGAAACAAATCACTTTTATAAGCATAGGGTTTGAGTTTATCATACGCCATTAATGCATGTCCTCCAAAACTACGCGAAATAAAATCCCTTGCGGAGTGAATATCAAAAATTTCACATAAAAAATCGGGGTTTTCGTTTACTATTTTATTATAGTTCCTATTCATATTTTCCGGTATACGTGATAAATCATGATAAAATGTAAATAATCTTGGAGGTATCATTATATATATATTTTGTTTATATTTTTATTGACAACGTGTATTTTTTCCCAGATTCCATTCCTTCTTCTATCAATCTTACCCGTTCTTCCATAGAAGAAGACATTTTATATAAATCATATATTGAAACAAAAGGACAGTTTATTTCAATCTCATTTTGAGTATGTATTATATTTTCCGATGACATGATAATATTTTGTAACGTCTTATTTAATAATATCAGTACATAATCAAAAAGAGTAGATTCGGGTGTGACTTTGTCTTGAGACACTTCCATATTATGTTTCCAAATGGCCAAAATTTCTTCGGGGTTTTTACCCGCCTTTAAACATGGACTTAATGGATAGTTCAAGAAAAATCCACCATCCGCGTAATAGTTACCATCCTTTTCAAATGGAGCGAAGAAAACGGGTAAACACGCGGAAGCATAAACTGCCTCAATCAATTTCCAAGATGGATGTGTTTTATGAGAAATATCTACCAATTTAAACGCGTTTAAATCCGAACTATACAAATGCAAATCGATTTTGGTTATTTTATAAAATTCTTCCAAGGTGACATCGATTTCAATATCTTTCGCCAAAAAAAGCGGTGAAAATATACCCTTAATTATTTCTATATCGAATATCCCCCGCTTTTGAAATGACTCTATGATTGCATACATATTAAAGTTACATATGTTTTGCCATGGGCGTTTAATCAAATAATCATCCAAAGTTTTCCAATCATATTTTAGAGCCAAGATCACTCCTACAATCGCACCCGCTGATGTTCCATAAATGCTTTCAATGTTTTCGATATTCCAAATGCCCGATTCATGTGTTTCTTTTAGAGCACCATATGCTATCATACCGGTTGTTCCTCCACCGGGAATGATTAAATGTTTTATGATGGGTGGGTCTTTTTTTTCTTCATGTTGTTCTATTTCATTTTTTTCCAAGATTTGTTCTTCCGACATATTATTCTAGGCTAGTTCAATTTCTATATATTTTTTACCTATGGAAATATATAGATGGCCTTTTTATTTGTAAATGATGACGATAATTTAAATAAAATCAATATTGATGATTTATATGAACGCAAAAAACAGAAGGATTTGAAACAGATTGCGATTTTCAATAAAATTTTGAATCGTATACAAAAACGTATTCAATTAACGGCACGAAACAAAACTACAGAACGATATATCTGGTTTAACGTCCCCGAATATATATTTGGTGAACCGGTGTATGATAAAGGTGAATGCATAGCCTATATCGTAAACAAACTAGAATCCGATAAATTCCATATACGTTATGTTCACCCGAATACACTTTTCGTATCTTGGGAGAATTGGGTTCCAAGTTATGTAAGAACGGAGTTCAAAAAAAAGACGGGTATAGTTTTAGACGAAAAAGGTAATATGGTTTCGAAGGAGGAAAAAGAGGAGGAATCGGGAGGCCCAAAAACAATAAACGATCCGACTAAGCCGGGGAAAAAAGATTATACTCCGATTGGATCCTATAAACCCACGGGAAATTTGGTTTATGATCAGGATCTTCTTGAGAAAATAGAAAAGAAGTTCAATTAGTGAAAAATATCTAGATACTATATAGTTAATAATGAATAACGTTCCTAACGATTTTATTCGTAAACGCAAAGACCCACCAGATTGCGATCCAAATAATCCAGTTTTGAAAAATCAATGTGCAGAACCTTGCGTCAAGGTTTCTGTTCAGGATTACCAAAATGGTACTAATGCAAAAATTTTAACATATAAGATTAAATCTCTCATTAAGACTTTGATTCCTGGAGAAAAAGATCCATCTATTCGAACAATGAATATTGAATTTAAAGACGGGTATTGGATTGGAAAACTTCCTTTGGGAACGGGAGGAACTGTCGATGTAGTATTACAACCCAATCTGTCTCCTATTCAAAACACGACATATAGTCAACGGTTGGCACCTATTCAACACCCGACATATAGTCAACAACAACAACGACAAAATACATATACTCAACCGTCGATGCCTATACAATCTGGTACCACAATTTCAAATGCCAATACTTCACAATCATTATTTGATTCAGTAAAAGAAGGTGATTGGTTTGAAGCTGATATACCAAAAGAAGCAATTAAAAGGGAAAAGACTTCAATAAATAATTATGTAGATATAAATCTACAAGGTGATCCTACTGAAAAAATTTATGGGATAATTTTTTATATTTTTCCAGAAAGACCGCAAAAAAAAAAAATTTGTTATAGTCTTATTTATAAAGATACCGACGATAATGCTTATTTAACAGCTTATAAAAAAGGAAAAGAAAACATGTATACATATACTCCTCCAGAAGAGGACGATGCTACCGATAGAAGCATAACAATAACGCCGGATAGTTTAACATCACATAATTTAAAAAATTTAAGATTGTTGGACACTGCGAATGACGAAAAACTTATCGAAAACTTAAAAAAAGCGTTTGAAAAGGATTTACCATTCAATATAGAAATGTTTAACCATATAGACGATGCGATTGAAATGTCTTTCCTTCCCGAAGCTAAGTTGGACAATGTTTTTACCATAACGGGTTTTGGTCGTTACAAAGAAAATATAAAAAAAAGTCAAGAAAAACGAAAATCCCTAGCTGAATATTTAAATAAGAAAGAATTAGGAAGATTTAGGGGTGGTGGAAAACTCAAAAGAAAAAAAATAAAAACATCAAAACGAAAAAAGTCAAATAGAAGAAAATCAAGAAAAACGCGTGTCCTTACATAACTTTCCAATATGAACAATCGGACCTTTTTTAATAACCGTTTTCGGAACCCATCTCTTAAATTTTTGATTGAAAATGCACTCGATCGATACCGTTTTCTTCAAATCCACATACTTATCGATCCTCGAATCTTGGAAATCTTCTTCATCATCCGATTCCTCGATCGCATCCAAATTCTTGTTTTCTTTTATTCTACGAAAGATCCCATTCATAAAAACGCTCGTTTTATAATTCGGAATATATGCTAATCCATAGTATATTTTCTTACACCGCTCACCATATGCATACAAATGATAAATGTCATATTGTAAATCCGCCTTCACTTCGAAAACCGCCGGTATTTTATATTGAGGCTTGGAAAAATCATATCTCGGGACTGCCGGAGGAATAAACAAATCCGACAAAGGTTCTACAATAGGACCGGATCCTATCTTTCTACCCATCAAAACATTCAAATAAGGCGAAATAGTATTCAATGTACGATATTGGATATGGTGAATCGGATAAGTCATGGTTTTGTTTAAAGAAACAGGAATCTCATTATCTTCTTCTAAGCCGCGTTTCCACATTACAGGTAAAGAGAATCGAATCGTATAAATCGGAATTTCATTATTGTTTAAAAAGGCTTCTATAAAACCCAACTTTTCACCAAATGTTAGCCGTTTCAATGGAATTCCTTCATGAAAAAATACATCTTCAATAATAAATTGAATATTTTTCGACTCCATTTGTGGATCTTCATATACTGTACCATATAAAACGGTACCCAGTGCCAGTTTCATGGAAATTTTATTTGTAATCATACGGATACGCGTCACTTTTTTATCCTTTCCGAGCTCCATGAAAAAACATACATCTTCATTTTTAAAAAAGGTAAACCAAATGAATGCTTTTTTCCCATGCGGAATGGCCAAACATACATGATAAGACTCGGGAACTTTCTTATGTGAAATCGTTTCATAGGAAAGTTCGAATTTCGGGAACCGATTCATGACATCAGAATACTGATTCGCATTTAGTTCCATTGACATATTATAGACAAATGCATTTAAGTCATTTGTAAAAGTTTATTTACGTTCCCATAATTTGGCTTTGAACAAAGCTGTCTAGATCCTCATTCATCTGTTTCAAATCAATTTCTGTTAAATTGTTTTTTATATTTTCTTCTTCCACTGGTTCTTCTCTTAAGACTATAGTTTCCTGAACCATAGATTTCGTTTCTTCAATCTTTTGTAACAACTCATTTTTTTCTTTTTCATTATTTGAAAACACTTCATCCAAGATGGATTTATATTTTTTCCCCTGCAATTCAGTGAGATCTTTTGTTTTTTTGATAGTATATGAATCTTTCAAATGCAAAATGAGATGATGTGCTAAAAATATTACCAACATTGAAATTATTATATTTTGTAAAATAGAAAACCACATATTTAGTATACAAAATAGCGGACTATTTTGTATAATCATTGTTACGCATTCATCGGTTTAATAATATTGACTTTGATATTGGCGTTGTTTGTTTCTCCTATTGCGTGATGTGTTACGCTTTTTTCCACGAACCGCTCTGGATTTGCCTCCTTTTTTCTCAGTAGGCGGAGGAGGTGCCATATCACCTTCACCTGTCTGTGTTTCTACTTCGGATTCGGGAACCGGAGGACCCGCTTCCTTTCCCTCTTCTACCGGTTCCATGGAAGGGTTTGTTTCAGATGTCTCTTCGGCAGGCGTTTCTTCAGCGGGAGTTTCCTCAACCGGCTTTTCTTCCGTAGGGGTTTCTTCTAGAGGAGTTTCCTCAACGGGCTTTTCTTCAACAGGCTTTTCTTCCGTGGGCGTTTCTTCTGTAGGGGTTTCTTCCATGGGCGTTTCTTCCGTGGGCGTTTCTTCGACAGACTTTTCTTCCGTGGGCGTTTCTTCGACAGACTTTTCTTCCGTGGGCGTTTCTTCGACGGGTGCTTCATCTAGATGAGAAGGTTCTTCAGAAGGGGTCTCCTGCTGTACTTCACCTAAATTTTCGGTTAATAACGGTGCAGCGACAGGTTCTTTTTCGGCGATTTTGGCAGCAGCATCTTGGAAAACTTGTGCCATCGAAACGATTACTTTATCGGCAGCCTTTTCGGCAACTTTATCCCCAAAGTCATTACTTAACTTTGTTTTTATTATTTCCGATGTTTTTTCGGCAATGTCATCGGCAAATGTTCCAGCAACATCGCTCATTAATCCTTTAACATGCTCTCCATATTCACCACCGTACATTCGTTTCGTATATTTTTTAACCGGAGTAGATTTTTTACGTTGCTGTCTTTTTTTCGTATATCTCGCCATTCGTATATAATAGCAAGACATTTTATTAGTGTTAAGGGAACCTGCGGTTCTTCCCTTCGGGTAAGATCCCTCCCTTTTTCCTAAATTTAATTGGCTCGCCTTTTTGTTAAAATTGGAATGAGGGAGGGATCTTACCCGAAGGGAAGAACCGCAGGTTCCCTTAACCCCTTATAATTGATCTAAAACAATATAAATGCTTCATCGATTCATAAATCATTAATGCCCGTCGTTATTTTGATAGATAAAACCGGAACTATAAAAGAAACATCTATAAAACAATATGTTGAAACGGATCTTTATAAAAAGGCCGGATTCAAAACTGCAGATCAATTCAAACTTCATACTGTATGGTCACTCGAAATAGGAACGAAAAAATATTCGATTTCGCTATATGGAAAAACGGAAGGTAAGGCGAATCAAGAGAATAAATACGATTTTCCTCCACCGGTTGACAATACTCTATTTTTCGGCTCATGTATTCTAGTAAATAAAAACGAGGACGGTGAAGCCATCAGCTTATCGGAATCCGAGTGGGAACAGATTTATGAGAAACTATTTGGCGGGTTCGAAGATATCGGTTCGTCCGATTCCGAAGAAGATGAAGATGAATTCGATGGACCCACGACAAAAGAAGGTTATGCCAAGGATGGATTTGTCGTTGGTGATGATGACACCGACGAATATGATGAGTCGGACAGTGATAATTCTGAACCAGAAATAAATGTTAAACCTAAAAAGCCTGTGAAAAAACATACACCCGCGGAAACCGTTTTCTTAGAAAACGAATATTTAGATTGTAAAAGTGAGTTATCGGAAGAAGAATATTTCGATTAATATATAAAACATATGTTTCCCATATTTTATTCAAACGTTTACAATTGTTTTGATATTCCTAACTTTCAACTTGGTAGTCCGGTTCATATAAAAACAAACGGATCATTTTTATCAATAGGTGTAACAAAAAATTTAGTAGATTTGTTCAAATCCGATGACAAAAGTGGTAGACAAAAATGGATTATTGAAAAAGAGGGGGAATCATTTTATATTCGAACTGCATTTAATCGATGGGATTCGGCGAAATATTTAGGTTCACCAAATGTTAATAACCGAGTTTTTCTATATACAACAAAAAATCGATTTACTCGATGGAATATTCAACATATGGTTAACGATCAATATAGATTAGATTATATCGGTGATAAATTTGATCATGGAGATATCAATATTGTGATCGCAAGATATAATGAAAATATAGACTGGGCATTACCATATGACGATATTGCAATTGTTTATAATAAAGGTAATAATGATATTCCTTATTTTTCAAACAGATTTGACATACAAAACATTGGTAGAGAAGGACATACCTATTTATATCACATATTAAATCGTTATTGTGAATTGTCGCGTAGAACAATTTTTTTACAAGCAGACTGGTTTCCACATAATGAAACAATTCTTTATGGAATTGATAATTATGATAAACATTTACCCGTTCAACCTATGGGTCTAGTATATTTACGCGATAAAGCTATTCCACCGTTACACATAGAACAAAAATTTACGAGACACACAGATTATGGATTTAAATATATGACTCTTCCTGTAACCGGTGATCAAGATTATGTAGGAGATGCCTATTTTTTAGATCAAGGGGTTGTTGGTAATATGTTGAATTACAAAAAAGAAAACCCAAAAACGGCAATGATTTCTAACTTTGATAGTTTTTTATATTATTCTAAGTTTCCTAGACACTTGAATCCACTTCCAACTACATGTGTTCCATTTACATTTTGTGCCTTATTTTCAGTAAGAAAAGAAGATATATGGTTGTATAATCACGAAGTGTATTTAAATATAACAAAAGAATTACTTCGATTGAATCCACAGGGTGGAACAAACGGGTATGTTTTGGAACGACTTTGGTTATGGCTATTTCAATACCGTGAATAAAATTGATATAAAAAATAGAGGGTATGTTTATAATAGAACAATTTAAAAATGAAATTTTGTGAAGTATGCGATAATATGTACTATATTGGAATTAATGAAAAGAATACAAATCAGCTCATCTATTACTGTAGAAATTGTGGACATAAAGACGAGACTTCCGCTTCGGAAAATAGTTGTATCTTGAAGACCCAGATCAAAAAAGGGACACAAAAGTTTAACCATATCATCAATAAGTATACGAAATTGGATCCGACGTTACCTAGGGTCTATAATATGAAGTGTCCGAATGCAGCATGCGTTACGAATGAGAAAGCGGGGACAAATGCCGAGATCATATATATTCGTTATGACGATGATAATATGAAGTATTTGTATATGTGTGTGGAGTGTGATCATGTTTGGAAGACCGACGACCTCAAGTAGCGGGGGGGGCGATGGGTGTTACCCCCCCCCCCCCCCCCCCCCCCTAT